CGGTTCAGCAAGCCCGTTTTAAAAAAGATGCTGACCAATTAAATGAGCAGATTGAATTGACAGAAGAAAACATTGCAACACTTGAAGCCAAAGCGGAAAAGGCAAGTGGTATAAAAAAGAGGCGATTAGAAAAAGAAATTGTTCAAGAAAAGGCATTATTAGAATCAAGAAACAAAGAAGCCGAAGCATTGCAATTAAAGGCGGCTAAGGCTGAAAAGAAAATAGCCATTCTTCAATCAATCATTCAAGGCGCTTTGGCGGTAAACAGGGCTTTAGCCGTTCCGCCTGGTCCGCCATTTACTATTGGTTCAGCGATTACCGCAGGTGTTTTCGCGGGAATACAAACGGCGACGATTATCGCCCAGCCCCTTGCTGAGGGTGGCGTTGTCACAGGGCAACGGGTAAATCAAAAGCAAAACATACCGACGAGGTCAAACGGTGACAATGTACTTGCATACGTTAAGCGTGGTGAGGTTGTATTGAACCAACGCCAACAAAGTTTACTTGGCGGTTCTCCTACATTCAGGCGGCTTGGTATCAAAGGTTTCGCGGAGGGTGGCATGGTTCCACCGATAAGCCCACCGATACAAGGCTTGGGTTTACAGGGTAACATGAATGAATTTTTGCAAGTCATGGAGGCAAAGACAGACGCGATAAACAATAGGATTGACAGGCTTCAAGCATACGTTGTAAGCGAGGACATTGCGCGCGATCTTGCTGAGGGAAATAAGCTAAAAATAAATGCCACTTTATAAATGTGTAATTGCATGAAAACAGGAAACATCTGGGGAGAACTTGGTTCACGAATCCCCGAGGAATACAAGGCGCAAGTTACCGCCACGGTCAATAGGACATACAGGGTTTTGAGCATTGACCCTAACGACATGGATTATTTGTTCAATGTTTATAACAATTTTGTTAATCATTACGAGCCTGAGCGGCGAAATTGTCCCGCGTGTCGGACAAAAGTAGTCGGTAAAATGAGGCAAATAGTTCAATATTGGAACGAAAATGGATGAATTTGAAATGATTAATGGTGATTTGTTACAGGATTTTACACATGAAATCTTGAATAAATACAGTGCATTTTGCCAAAAGGAAGGCATTGTGCCCAGTTTCTTTCATCTTATTTCCTTCCTCGTTAAAACCGACGTGGTAAAGGAAAAGACGGTGGCGAAATACATGGTCATGCACCTTTACCCGAATAGCCTTTATTCAAATGATTCAAAGATGGATGCCATGATGGAAATAAGCATACGAACGGGTATTTCAAAGAAGCACGTTTATAACATGGTTCAGCACCCCGAAAGGTTTGGTTATCAAATCAAGCAAAAAAGAAAAGATAAAAACGAGACCGAGTAATTTTGTAAATAAATTATTTTTCTTTTATGACATACGCCGATTATCCAGATGCCGCAAAGAACAACGCACGACGCGCACTTGACCACAAGGAAAAGAACGGGTCTGACTGCGGTACGCTTGTCGGTTGGCAACGTGCGAATCAAATCGCCAACGGTGAGGGATTAAGCGAAGAAACGGTTCAGCGCACATATTCCTTTTTAAGCCGCGCGGAAACGTATGACCAGGGAAAATACTTTGATGAAGACGGTTCTGAAATTTGCGGCTCAGTAATGTATGACGCATGGGGCGGTAGTGCCATGAGGGTTTGGGCTGAGGCGAAGTACAAGGCAATACAAAAGGACAAAGTAAAAAACATGGCAAAAGTAAGTATAGATATTTTAGGGGAAATTTCGGAATCGGTTAATTCTTACAACTCAGTAAGAACAAAGATTAACCAGGCGAACGGGCAGCCAATTAATTTAACAATATCCTCAGGCGGTGGCAGCGTCACCGAAGGAATGGGCATTGCTGACTTAGTTGCTAATTATCCCGAAGAAACCACGGCAACAGGAATCGGCTTGGTAGCAAGCATTGCAACGGTTGTATTGTTGGCAGCGGATAATGTTAAGATGACTGAAAACGCCTTCATGATGATTCACCGACCTTGGAGTTACACGATGGGTAACGCCGACGAACTTGAGGCAACGGCTGAATTATTGGACAAGATGGAGGCAAAGTTACTTGACATTTACACGGCTTCGGTTCTTAAACGCAAAGGATACCAAAATAACCTTCAAGAAAATATTACAAAAATGATGGCAGCCGAAACATGGCTGACCGCTCAGGAAGCATTAGAATTTGGCTTCATTGATGAAATTGTGAAAGTTGGCGAAAAAAACATAGATATGTTACCGTTGCAAAATAGCCTAAACAAGTTCTTGAATGTTCCAGCCGCATTATTAACAAACACAAAAAAAGAAGATGAAATGGGTAGTTCTATTTTAGAAAAAATCAAATCCCTTCTTAATAGCATAGACGAAACTCCAACGGTGGAAAATGTTATTGAGGAGGAGGAAAAAGTAATTGAGGAGCCTGAGATGGATGAAGTCGAAAAGGCTATTTCCATGTTAAAGGAGAAAGGTTACATTGTAATGTCACCCGATGAAATGGACGCCATTAACTCAAAGCAAAAAGAGGAAATGGAATCCATGTACAAAAAGACCGATGAACAAAAGAACTCAATCGCGGAAATCGAAACAGTTCTTGAAACATTGGGAAATGAATTGGTTGCACTCAGGGCGCAAGTAAAAAAAGGCGTTGGACTTCCTTCGGGCGGCTCAGCCCACGAAAAGGTTCAAGAAACAAAAGCGAAATCGAGTTATTTTGATTCTTTCGCTTCATTAGTTCAAAACAAAATCTCACAAAGATAATGGCAACAGCAAACGTTAATGGTTTTCTCGATTCAAACACATACGTCGGGCAAAACAGTTTAAACCGCACTAACCCTTATGCCAATGCTCAGGGAATAAACGCGGAGCAATTATACGGAATTGATACCTTTACGGATCGCATTCCCGTTTCATTTACTTATGGCACTTCCTCAGCTGGAAAGCGTTTGAACTTTGCACCGTTGACAGGTGTAACAAGTGCAAGCGATTTTTACAAGGTTACCGTAATGGACGAATCAGGAAACGAAGCGTACGCAAATTGGCAATCCTCAGCACCAACGGCAATTTTACAAATAAATACTTCGGCATTAAATGCAAGTAATGATTGGAAAGTATTATTTGCAGTGGCAACAACCGCTGGAGCAAAAACAGAGTTTTCATTTGGTATTGAAGATGCTTTTGTTTTAACAAATACGTCTGCAACCATTTCTTATCCAAATCTTTAAAATTAAAACAAAATGGCATTAGTTGAAATAAGCCAATTAGATGTGTCCTTTAGAGGCACGGAGGCAAATAACATTTTTTTAGAACCAGTCTTTTTTGACGATGATTTACGCGGACAATTCCGTGTACTTGGAAACGTTGCGAATAAAAAGAAAATGGTTTTCGTACAACAGTTGGAAAACATTGTACGTAAATACTCGGGTTGCGGATTTAATCCCGTGGGCTCGGTTGACATTTACCAGCGTACAATCGACGTTGAAAAAATGAAAGTGGATCTTGAAATGTGCTGGGATGAATTCGAGGATACCGTTTTTGAAGAGTTATTGAAAACAGGTACAAGGCTTCCAGATGTTTCGGGAACTTTGATTGAAAATATTCTTTTGACCCGTACACAACAGGCGATAAGAAATGACATTACCCGTCTTTCTTATTTCGGTGACCAGTCTTCAAATAATCCTAACTTTGATTCACTTGATGGTTTTTGGACTGTTTATTACCCTCAGTTGGTTACACAAGATTTAGTTCCACGTTGCAACACGGGTTCAGGTACAGACCTTGCGGCTGGTGACGGATTTGCGATCCTTCGCGCGGTGTATGACCAGGCTCCTTTGCAGTTGAAAGGTTTACCAGCTAACCAAAAGGTGTTCAATGTAACGCAAAGCGTTTATTCTCAGCTTCGTGAGGATATTGAAAACGGCGGTGGCGGTGACTACGGTTTATTACAGTTAATTAACGGCGTTGAACAATTCACATTCCGCGGTGTAACCGTGATTCCTCAATTCCGTTGGGACGATATCGCAACGTCACTTGGAACAACTAAGCCGCATTATGTTGAATATACCACGCCTCAAAACAAGGTGCTTGCGACGGACGTGTTAAGCCCTGAAACGGCTTTAGAACTTTGGTACGACCAGAAAGACGAAAAGGTGTATATCAAGGCACGCTTTAAAATGGGCGTGAATTATATTCACCCATCATTAATTAGCTTAGGCTACTAATAAATAAAGAATGAGCGCAATAACAAGCGGTTGGCTTAATCAATGTACAGACGGAACGTGCGCTGGTGGTATTGGTAAATTTTACATTGCCAATGCTAATCAAGTAACAAGCATTACCAACAACGCATCGGGAGCAACCACGGCAATAACAATGGCTTCCACGGCTGCCGTTTTTTACGAGATTGAATTTAGGGACAACTCAGGAGCATTCACGGAAACGGTGACGCAGGATCCAGATACTTTGTCAGTAGCCATTGAACAAAGTTTGGTAGGAATTATTAATTGCCGCGATCAGGAATTAAGAAACCTTATTCAAGACATGGCGAATCAGGCTTGCGGATTGGTTTGTGTTCACGTGGAAAATACTGGGCTTTATTGGATTTGGGGAGTTGAAACCATTGGGGCAAAGAAAAGGGTGGCAAGGTTGACAAGCGCGGAAGGTTTATCAGGTGCATTGTTTACCGATTCAAATCAAGAAACGCTTACCATTACTTGCAGAACCACGAACAAAGCAAGGTACATTGTTAACGGCGAAACAGTGATGAACGCCTTAGATTAATTTGAATATGATAGTTAGAGATAAAAGCAAACAAATGCTTTACGTTGGGGCTGACCTTTCGGGCAAAGCAGGCATTATTCGAAAAACTATCGGCGAACTTTCACAAAACGAATTGAGGGCTTGGTACACATCAAGCCCTCATACCGTTGGGCAACACGTCATTTTTACCCCCGAGAAAAAAAGCTATGAGCCAACAATTAAAGAAAATACAGGCAGTCCCGAACAGGAACAACAGGGTAAGTAAAAGGAATCAAAGCCCTTTACTTGCTTCCGTTACTTTAGACACCTCCAATACCATGCTTGTAAAGGAGGATATTTTTAACGAGCCGTCACGGGAGAGGCTTGATTTCACAGGGGCAAAATGGGTAAGGTTCTTCACGCAAAAGGATGACTTTTTAAAAAGCCTTATTGCCATTGTAAATAATTCGCCGACATTAAGAAGAATAATAGAAGATAAAACAAACATGGTCGTTGGTGACGGCTTCATTCCTATGAAGGGCAAAGCAAATACATTGCTTACAACCACGATGAAGGGTGAGGTTATCACCGACGATTCTTTAAATGAAATTGAAGATGTTATATCTCAGGTTAATTTACATGGTCAAAATCTGCAGGAGGTTTTGGCTCAGCTTGCGTTTGACTATGATGCTTTTGGGAATAGCTTTTGCGAAATTGTTAAAGGCAAAGTAGGCAGCGAACCATTTACTTATATTTATCATGTACCCGTGTACAACATTGGTATTCGAAAAGCGGAAGCGGATCAGATTATAAAATCGGTTGGCATTTACGATAACTGGGAAGAAGTGCCACTCACCACCGACGGCGTATTTTACGAAAGCGAAGGATTTAGAGAGGTACCAATGTACCCTGACTTTAAGAAATTTGAGGACGGAACGCAAAGAAGCGTTATCCATGTTAAGCAATACGCTGCGGGCTATTTTTACTTTGGTTTACCTGAGTGGATTGGCGCAAAGATGTGGGCTGAAATGGAATACCGCATTCAAAGATTTAATACAAGCAAGTTTGAAAACGGCTTCATGCCTTCGGGTATCATGCAATTTTTCGGTTCAATCACGCCAGCTGAGGCAAAGAAACTTGTTGAAGGAATAGAAAGCAAATTCACGGGCATGGCAAACAACCATAAGTTATTTGTTCAAGTGCTGAGGGACGAAAAATTAAAAGCAAATTGGATTCCCACATCCAAAGAAAATGAAGGTGAATTTTTAAACTTGCAAAACTTAGCAGCCTCAGCGATCGTTGTGGCTAACAGATGGAGCAAGTCACTTGCAGGCTTCGCAACCGCGGGGCAACTTGGAAGCAATCAACAGATAAGACAAGAGATGGAATACTTGCAAAGTACGGTGATTAAGCCGCGCCAAAACTTGATGTTATCTAAAATCATAAATCCTTATTTAGCCGAAATTGGGCTTTATAACCCAGCCTTAAAAGACGTTCAATTCTCAATATCAAATACTTTACCCGTGTCTTTCATGGGTGATATTGCGGTTGAGGATAATTTGACGCAAGACGAAAAGAGGGAAATATTAGGTTATTCACCAATCGAAACAAATGAGCCAATTAATACAACCGTCTGAGGTCATAAGCGGCGGTGTTGCAAGACCAACGCCTGCTGACATACGCCTTGATAAGTCATTGATAAGCCCTCACATTCAAGACGCGGAATACCGTTGGATAATTCCCGCCGTTGGCTTAACGT